GGGGACATCTTGGCAATGGCGAAATACCAAAACAATCCGCTTTCGTACAAATGGAACATGGCAATTCGAACGCTGGAACAAATCGACTTCGACGCCGTTGTTATTTTAGGTTCGGACGACTACATTGACGAAGCGTTCCTGAAGTACGCTGAACGAACAATTCCTGACTTCGACATGATTGGCTTCAAAGATATTTACTTTCAAAACGAAGGCGCTTTGCATTATTGGTCCGGTTACACGAACAACCGACGCGGTGAACCGTGTGGCGCTGGTAAAGTTTATTCACGAAAATTCCTTGAATGCTTGAAATGGAATCTTTTCGACGTGCCGCGTGATCGTGGACTTGACAAGATTTCTTGGAATCGAGTTCAACAAGCGAAAGCAAAAGTACATATCACTTCGCTGAAGGAAAACGGTCTTTTGTTGGTTGACATCAAAGACGGGAAAGGAATGAATCCGTTTAATAAATTCAAGGGACTGGAACGAATTCCGAACAAGTAAACATAATAAAGGGGAACTTATATTCTTATGGCAAACAAACACCGCAACATCGACAAAGATGAATTGCTTCAAATGGCTTATAATTATTGCGACTATTGTATCGCATCAACAAAAGAAATCGCGACAAATTCAGGCGTGAAGCAAGTCAAGGAAAGACACATTCCGACCGTGTCTTATTTTCTTTTGCATTACCTTCGACGGGAACACTTTGATTTTTATAAACGGGACAACTGGTATCATGCGATGAAGGACGAAACGCATCCATTGTCCGACACTATAAAAGCAATTGACAATGACTTCAATGCTTTGGCGCGTGACATCGTGGCGAACGAAGGAAAGGGAATTTTCTACGCAAAGAACAAACTGGGAATGCACGACCGACAACAAGTCGAAACGCGCACCGTGGACAAGTTCGATTTCGATGTCAACGATTAAAGGTTATCGACCGCACAAACACCAGCTTGAAATTCATCAAGCAATCAACCAAGGCAAAGAAAAGTATTTCGCTTTGAACATCGGACGTCAGTTCGGAAAAACAATGCTTGGAATCAATCAACTTCTTTGGTGGGCAATCAACGACCGTGGTTGCACGATTGCTTGGGTGACACCAGTTTACAAACAAGGAAAGAAGGTGTTCGCTGAACTTGAACGCGCCGTGGCGAAGTCGGGATTGTTTGAATTCAACAAATCCGATTTGAGAATCACCGGGTTCGGTTCGTCAATCGAATTCTTTTCAGGTGAACGACCAGACAACATTCGTGGAAATACATTCGATTACATGGTGGTCGATGAATTCGCGTTCACGCGTCCTGAACTTTGGGACGAAGTATTGTCGGCGACGGTGCTTGTCAAAGGAAAGAAGGTCATCTTCATTTCAACACCGAAAGGGAAGAATCATTTTCATCGGGTGTGTCTTCAACAAAATTACGACGACCGATATCGATATTTCCATTTCACCAGCTTCGACAATCCCATGATTGATCCGAAGGAACTTGAAGAACGAAAGCGGTCATTGCCTGACCACGTGTTCCGACAAGAATACCTTGCGGAATTCCTTGACAACGCTGGTGGCTTGTTCAAAGGTGTGTCGTCGTGTATCGGTCAAGGTGAACGCACATCGCGAATGTATGGTGGTCTTGACATCGGACGCGCTGACGATTACACGGTGTTGACTATCTTAAACGAACATGGTCACATGGTTCACGTTGAACGCTGGCGCCATGATGACTGGTCGCGAATCATTGACAAGGTAGCGAACTTGATTCGAAGCTTCAACGCAATCACCACGGTCGAAGTAAACAACCAAGGCGACGTGTTCTTCGAAATGCTTCAAAACACATTGCGGAACAAGGTCGTTCCATTCGTGACGACATCGAAGTCGAAACCTATCTTGATTGAAGACCTTGCGCTTTCGTTCGAACAGCAATCGATTCGTGTGAACGATGTGAAATGGTTGCTTGACGAACTTGAATCTTTTACTTATATTTACAATCCAAAAACACGTGGTGTTCAATACAGCGCACCGACTGGACTACACGACGACGGTGTCATGTCACTGGCGCTTGCATGGAATTCTTTGAAGAACAACAAGTCAAAAGGGAAATACAACACTTTGAGAATATGAAAATTAAACTACCAGCTTCGATTCACGAATGCAAACCTGACCAGCTTGTCAAATGGTTGATGTTAGCTGAAGTCATCAAGGAAAAGCAAAATGATGAATTCTTTCAAATGCTTGACTTTCAATGTCAATTGATTTCAATCTTTTCAGGAATGAAGGTGAACAAGGTCAAGCAACTTGCAATCGAAGACGTTCAACGTTTATCTGGTCACTTGACGCGAATGATTGCCAACTACAATTACGCCGAACCGCTTGGTGAAGTAACGGTGAACAGTCAACGATACGTCTTTGAAAAAGATTTCCGTTTGATTTCCACGGGACAAATCATTGACTTGAAATTGATTGAAGACCTTGTCAGCGATCCAGTTCAGGCGCTTGCGATTTGTTACATTGAAGAAGGAATGGAGTATTGTCAAGAAGATGACCGTGGTCGCGTGTTGAATCCTAACGACAAACGTTATAAAGCTTTCAAGGAACAATTCGACGGCGCTGAATTCATGAACTTCTTCGGTTTTTTTTTGCGCGAATCAGCGAAGCGGAACGACGCTATATTAGCAATCCAGACGATACGGACGATGACGAATCAACGGAACGCGATGTCGAATCTAAAGACACCGAATGGTTCACATGGACAAGAATACTTCAACGACTTGGACAAGAACTTGGAACGAGTATTGACGCAATCACTAAACAACCTTACGTGAAGACATTGTTCTGGATGAATTACTTGAAATTGAAAGACGAACAAGATTACATATTAAGTAAACAACGCAATGGCTGATTTTGATTTCCTTGAAGATTTCGGGGTGTCGGTTGCCGAAGCTGAACAACCACAAAGCGTTTACGAAAAGTTTATCCTAAACGTCGGGAACAAAGTCACCGCCGACCTTCGAGAATACATTCAAAACAACGCGATGAACACGGGCGCCCTTGCGCAATCGGTTGTCTACTTTCCGACGGGTGCGTTGTCGTTTGAAATTCAGGCGGACGATTATTATAAGTTCGTTGACGAAGGTGTGAATGGAATCGCGGTGAATCATGCAAGTCAGTATTCGTTCCAATATCCGGGGGTGTCTTATAACATGGCGAAGGCAATTCAGGAATGGAAAGGAATGGACATGTCGCACGCCTATGCAATCGCCACGAACATCAAACAACGTGGACTTCGACCGAAGAATATCACCGACAATGTCATCAACGACGACGTTCTTGAAATGATTGCGAAGGACTTGACGGAAATCACTGGATTGACGTTTGAAATTAAATTTGAAAAGGCAACACAATCATGGCAGTAAGTATAACACAACAACCGCAATTATTTCAACCAGCGTGCAATCCTTACGTGTGGGTATTTGAAAGCGACCAAACCGCGCAACCGAACTTCAGCTTCATTGTTGAATTGTACGTCAACTTCGTTCTGGTGTCCACACACCAAGTATTCAACGAATCCGCTAACTATGCGAAGTTCGACGCAAGCGGTGAATTGCGTGCGTTACTCACAAGCGAAATGGTAACGACTGGCGCATTGCTTACTTTTTACGATACGGCGATTGCGTTCGTGAATATCAAGATTTACGAAAAATACGGAACACCACCAGTCATTTCGACATCGAGTATTTCGGCGACGGTTAGTCGTGCTTGGAACGCTTCGCTTCGACATCCTGACTTCATTAATTTTAATTACAATGATTACGCCATTTCAAGATTGAATCCGAATTCAGGGAACGTTTTATTCTTGACGGACTTTCCACGAACACGAAAGTATTTCGTCGGACTATACGAATCCGCGTTCCTTACTTTTTTGAATCGTGGTGGTTCAGCTGTGACCGACATTGAAGTGAATCTTTACGATATCACAAACACATTGATTGCGACGGACACCGTTCCAGTCACATTGGCTTTCAACATTGGTGTGATTGATTGCGCACCGCAAAACTTAATTGCGAACACATCCGTCACGTTGGTTGATTTCCAGTCAAGCGCTTACTATACAATCCGAGCGAAAGCAGGACCAGAAACGTTCGGAATCTTTTCAGGGTATTCGGAATTGTTCACATTCTGGATTGACACCGAATGTCACCGATACGACACACACCGACTACACTGGTTGAACAAGCTTGGTGGCTGGGACTCGTTTACCTTCACGCTTGTGTCAACGAATTCAACCAAGGTCAAAACATCCGAATATCAAAGGGAACGCGGTGAATGGAATAACACGGGGACGGTTTGGCAATATACACGATACCACGGTGAACAAATGGCGTTCAACAAATACGCAACCGACACAACCGTTTTGAATTCCGACTGGATTCCAGAAAGCGTTCAGCAATGGTTGGTTCGTGATTTGTACGAATCACCGAAGGTTTACCTTGAAGTCACACCGGGCGCGTTCGAACCAGTAAAGGTAACGACTGAAGATTACACCTTGAAGCAACGACGTGTCGACGGGTTGATTCGTGAAGTGGTGAACCTTGAAAGAACGTACACCTACAATTCACAATTGACGTAATGGCTGGCGAACTATACATAAATAATCGATTGATTGACATCGACCAATCGTTGCCATTCCCGTTGACGTTCAACATTGCTGACATCCGCGATGTGTCCGCAAGGAAAGGAAATAAGTCGAAGACAATCACCGTTCCCGGAACGAATGCGAATAGTGCAATTTTTCGTTCTATTTTCTTGTTGACGTATAGCGACGAAAGGACAACAACGAATTCAGTAATTCTTGACTTCGATCCTTCAATCAAAGCAACCGCACGATACTACAATAATGGAATTCTTGAGTTCAATGGAATCGCACAACTTCAGGAATGTAAATTGAAAGACGGAACATGGTCATTCGATTTGACCTTGGTGTCCGATACGATTGACTACATTTCACGAATGAACAAGGTCAAGATAAACGAACTTGACTTCACTGAATTCAATCACGCATTAACGAAGGCGAACCAGTTCGAAACGTGGAACGGATTCAATCAAATCAACGGCGCTTCGACATCAATCAAAACGGGAACTGATTGGGACGGCGTCGGTTATTATTACGGCTTGATTGATTACGGTTATCGACACCACATTGCACCAGACAAATTCGATTGTGACGAAATCGCACCACAAGTATTTGTTTATACTATCTTGAAGAAGTTATTTGAATACGCTGGAATTACTTGGTCGTCGAACTTCCTTGAAAGTCAAAGATTCAAGAAATTATTAATGGCTTATTTCGGCGGTAACTTTCCGACAATAACACCAGCGCAACAAACAAACGATTCCGTTTTTTCAACCGAAATAAACAACGCTTCAGGATTCATCGTGAACGGTTCAAATCAAGCGAATGACTTAGGTGGTGGCTTGGTATCTTTTTCAAACGTTAGCATTTCCGACGTGGTCGATGTGACCTTGGTCAGTGATCCGATTTCGCAAACAACTTCGACAACGCCGTTTGTTATCAATGCTGGAACGACTGGAATGTACACGGTTGAATACAAAGGGAATCACCAGCTTGAAGTCAAGTTCGACCAAACGACAACGAACAGTTTTAAATTTGCTTTGAACCTTCTTATTTTTAAGAACGGAACAATCATTTCGAACGATGTGATTTATCAAGATAGCATTGTTTCGGTGATTGGTGATTATTCAAACACATTTACATTCAATTACTCACGTCAAATAAATTGCGCAATCAACGACCAAATTCGATTCGGCGTTACCTTGGTGATTCAAAATGCCGTTTCTTTTGGTGGCGTTGCAAGCTTAACACGAACGATTGAACTGACTTCGTCGGGAACGGTAGTGAATTTCCTGAAGACGATTCAAGAACTTTTGCCCGGTGGCACGGTGGCAATCGGTTCGTTTTTGCCTGACATGACTGGCGACGTGTTCCTGAAGGGATTGATTACGATGTTCAATTTAATGGTCAAACCAGCGACCGACAATCCAAGCGTTTTGGAAATCGAACCTTTGTCGGAATTTTACACGTCGTCACAAGACGCGCTTGACTGGACACAATTGGTTGACTATTCACAAGAATTGAATGTTCAACCTACAATCAACTATGCATCGAAGGAATACAATTTCAACTTCAAACAAGACGCTGACTATTGGAATACTAAATATCAAAACGAATTTCTTGACAATTACGGTGAATTTCAAATCTTGTCGCAATCACAATACGCCACGCAAATCACGAAAATGGCTTTGCCGTTCAGTCAAAAACCACTGGTCGAAGGACATCCAGATTTGATTATTCCGGCTTCTTATCAAGTCAATTTTGACGCGAACGCAAATGGTCAAGTCGTTCCGAAAAAAGGTAGCGCGTTCATCGTGTACGTTGGTGAAATGCGAAGCGCAACGTGGAAATATCACGACGAATTCAACCACCAAAACAACTTGACAACCTATCCTTACGTCGGACACCTTGACGACATCGACAATCCGACAAGCGACTTGAACTTCGGTGTTCCGCAAACGGTGTACTATCCAGCGACGGTGTACACGAACAACAACTTGATTCAATATCACAACACCTTTATTCAGGAACTTGTTTCACGTTACGGAAAGTTACTAACTTGTTACGCCAAAATTGACACGTCAATAATCAACACGCTTGATTTCCGCAATCTAATCAACATCAATGGCGTTGTGTATCGTTTACAAAAAATAAGCGATTACGATTCAACAAAAGAACGCACAACGCAAATCGAATTGTTGCGATTGATCCAAGGCGAAGGAACACCGCGCGAAGATGAATTCGTCGAAGAAGGTTCAACACCTTCGCCAATTATAACCGAAGTAGAAAACAACACAATAATAAGAGAACAATAAACATGGGACAAATTAAAATTAGCCAATTAACACCGAAGGACGCGCCGTTGTCGGATACCGATTTGTTAATGATTGCACAAGAAACGTCGGACGATTACGAATCGAAATCAATCACGGGTGCGGAAATAATTGAAAGCGCACAAGCTGGAATGCAACGAACACTTGTTTCGGGCGAAAGCATCAAGACAATCAATTCAACTTCATTGCTTGGTTCGGGTGACATTGCGATTCAAACGAATCCAAGGTTGTTGGCGTTCAGCGGAAAAACTGGAACACCAACAAGCGGAACCACAATAACCGTTTGTCACTCGGTCTTGATTCCAGCGAACACCTTTA